GGTGGTTTTGATTATGTAAATAAACCAACAGTAACTATAACTGGTGGAAATGGTGTAAATGCATCTGCTGAAATTAATATGATTTCGGTTGATCATAATGCTTTCTTTAATGCAGAATCTAGTTCTACTAATGTAAATTTATTCACGGATACTATTGGTTTTTCTACTTATCATAAATTTAGAGATTATGAAAGAGTAATTTATTTACCAGACAATCAAAAGGCTATTTCTGGTCTTACTACAGAATCTTCATACTATGTTTCTATTATTGATGGATTTAATATTAAACTGCATGAAAAGCAAAGTGAAGCTATATCTGGTATAAACACTGTTAATTTGAGTGATTATGGAACAGGTATACACAGATTCAAATCTGCAACCAAAAAAGAAGTTATATCAGAGATAATAGTAACAAATAGTGGTGATGGATATCAGAATAAGCAAAGAACTTCACAATCTAGTGGTATCAATACTGCATTTAGTACAGTCAATATTGGATCACATGGTTATTTCACTGGAGAAGAGGTAACTTATTCAACCACAGGAACAGAAATATCGGGTCTTAGCACATCATCAACATATCTTGTTAAAAAGATTAGTGATGATTCATTCAAACTAGCTCCTGTTGGACTTGGAACAATTGCAAAAACTTATTTCTTGGATTCTGAAAGATTTGTTGAGTTCTCATCGGTTGGAACTGGCATTCATTCGTTTAATTATCCATCAATTAACGTAAGTATTGTTGGAAATATTGGGGTTTCTACTTTATCTGGACAAGATTTCTCTGCAAAAATCCAACCAATATTTAGAGGTAGTATTGATTCTATACATTTGACCTCACAAGGTACAAATTATGGATCTGAAGAAGTTATTAATTATAACAGACAACCAATTTATGACTTTAGAAGTGGTTCTGGTGCAGAATTGCTTGTTATAGTCAATGATAGGGGCGGTATTCAAGAAGTATTGGTTACAAGACCAGGATCTGGATACAACAGTCCACCCAATCTTATCATTAATGGTAAAGGAAGTTACGCCAAACTTACGCCAATAATTGAAAATGGACAACTAGTGGAGGTCAAAGTTCTTAAGAGCGGAATTGGATATGATGAAGGCACTAGCGTAGATGTAATTTCTGCAGGAGAAAATTGCAGACTATTTGCAAATATTCAAAAGTGGACCGTCAACTTATTCCAAAAGTATTTCAACACTATCACCGCTGATGATGGTATTGTAACCACTTCAAATAGAGATTCTTATGGTCTCCAATATTGTCATTTATACGCACCAAGAAAACTTAGACAATCTTTGTATTCCAAGTCTCAAAGTGGTGATACTAATGTAATAATAGATTTGGTTTTATACGGAATTACCGATTTAAGAGAAGTTAATAATGAAGAAATATCTTCTGCATATCATTCCCCAATAATCGGATGGGCATATGATGGAAATCCAATTTATGGTCCATATGGATTTTCAACGCCAACAGGCGGAACTGCAAAATCAATGAAGTCTGGATATGAATTGGTTACAAAATCAAATAGACCTTCTCTTACCCACTTCCCTCAAGGATTTTTTAACGAAGATTATGAATTTAAAAATAATGGCGATTTAGATCAGCATAATGGAAGATTCTGTGTGACACCAGATTTTCCAAATGGCGTTTATGCATATTTTTCAACTATTAATTCCGGTACAGTTGACACTGATGGTCCATTTAGAGGATATAAGAGACCTGCTTTCCCATATTTTATTGGAACAAGTTTTTATTCTCAACCAATAGAGTTTAACTTCTCTAAAGAATCTAATCAAGATGAATATTCATTTAATGACTTCAAGTGGTTTAGAAATACTACCAATTATAAACTGAAAGGATCAAATAGTTCATACAATTATATCTTTAATCCAGATAAAGTAAAGAATCAAACTGTAAATATAAATTATGCTTCTAGTGGAAAGGTTGAAAGTATTGGTATTCTGACTGGAGGTTTAAATTATAAAGTAAATGATAGATTACTTTTTGATAATTCGGATACTGGCGGTAATAATGCCGCTGCAAGAGTTCAAAAAGTTTTTGGAAAAAATATTCTGTCTGTTAGTGCAGCAACAACATCGTTCTCATCAGTAGAATTCCAAACTTTAGATGGATCGGGAGAAGTAATTGGATTTGCAACTTCTCCTCATGGTCTAAAAAATCTTGAGTTGGTTAATTTGTCGGGATTTAACACATATTTCTCTAATTTAGAAGGATCTTATGTTTTAGGAATAAGAACTGATAATTTTGTCACAACTTTGGGAATTTCTACCATTGGCGTAACTGGATTAACAACATATTTCTATGTTTCCGGTATTCTTGAGTTTCCTTATATTAGAGAAAATGATATTTTGGGTATTGGCACCCAAGAAAAAGTTAAGGTTTTAAATGTAGATCCTAGTGTAGGTAGAATTAGAGTTTTAAGAGAATATAATTCAACAGTAAGTTCTGCCTATAGTGCTTCAACAGTTCTTTATGAAGATCCCAGAAAGTTTAAAGTTAATACTGGATTCAAAACTGATTATGCATATTCAGTTAATAAGGAAATTTATTTTGAACCCAAAGAATCTATTGGAGTCGGAACAATTGCTTCCGTTGGTATTGGAACTACAGTAGTATTCTCACTTCCCGGTGCTGGAGTAACTCAAGTATTCGTTCCATATCAATCAATCTATCTTCCCAATCATAATTTAAAAACTGGAGAAAAGATTGAATATTCCACCAATGGTGGAACATCAATATCTGTTTTTGATGGAAACTCATCTTTTGCATTACCCCAAGATCAAAATCTTTATGTTGCTAAAATTTCAAGTAACTTTATTGGAATTTCTACAGTAAAAGTTGGACTGGGAACAACAGGTTCTTTCGTTGGGGTTGGAACTACTGGATTTGTTGGTCTTCTCTTCTTTGAAAATTTTGGTACTGGTGATAACCATAGTTTCACAACCAAGAGACAATCAATCCTTGGAGAAATTTCTAAGAATGTAGTAACGGTAGCAACTGCATCCACACACGGTCTTGTAATTGGAGATACTATTGAGTTAACTTCAATTCCAATCAATCAAGAAATTATATCAGTAAAATATAACGATAATAATAGAAGATCTGTCTTTGGGGTAAAATCATTTAATTCGATTGATGTAGACACAAGCGAAGATACAATTTATATTGAGAATCATAATTTAAAAACTGGGGATAAAGTAATCTACACATCACCATCACCTTCTGGTGGATTGGTAAATGAAAAGATTTATTATGTCTTATACTTTACTAAAGATAAAGTAAGATTATGTGCTACAAAGTATGATCTTTCACTGAACATTCCAAACTATATCAATATTACAAGTGCATCTGGCGGTGCTCTTTCTATCGTAAACCCAGAGTTAAATCTGTATAAGAATAAAATCGTTAAGTTTGATCTTTCAGATTCTTCATTATCATATCTGAGTGGACCAACTTTATATTCTGCATTCCAACTTAATTTCTATACAGATCCACATTATAGTTACAAATTTGATGGAACCGGAACATCTAACAATTTTGAAGTGGTTAGAACCGGTAGGGTTGGAATTGATACAACTGCGAGCGTATCCATTATATTCAATAATAAGTTTCCGGAGACGCTGTACTATAAACTTGAGAACGTTAATAAGAGTTTTATTGGCGATGTAAAGAAACAAATAGTAGTAGATACTGAAGTTTTCAATAATAACCAGATCAATCTTGTTGATAGTGTTTATTCAGGAACACATAGAGTTGCTGGTATTGGAACAACAAATACATTTACTTTCAACTTAACAGATTATCCAGAACAATCATCATACAATACAACTGAGTCAAATCTTTATTATGAAACAACTTCAACTTCAGCTTATGGTTCAATATCTAAGATAAATGTAATTAATGGTGGAAGCAACTACTTCTTTACACCTGGAATTAGTTCAATAACTACAGATTATGGAAGTGGTGCTATTTTTGAATCAGAAAGCAATTCTATTGGAAAAATTGTTAAGAGTGAGATTGAAAATATTGGATTTGATTATCCAACAGATTTAACACTATCTCCTACATTAAATCTGCCAGAAATACTTAATATTGAACCACTAACTTCATTCAAGAGCATTGGTATTACTTCCGCAGGTAAAAATTATCTGACTTCTCCTGGATTAGTTGTTATAGATGGATTTACTCAGAAAGTTGTTTCTGATGTTGATTTAAGATATAAACTTGGTGAAACGCAAGTAAGAATTGTAAAAAATACTTATGGAATGTATAATACTACACCAACAATCATTCCAGTATATAACTCAAATGGTGTTGGAATTAATTCCATAACATATAATTCAAATACAAAGGATGTGACGGTTGGATTTAATACTGGATTTAGTGACGCATTCCCATTTGCAGTTGGAGACAAAGTTTTAATTGAGAATACTAGCGTTGGTGTTGGTTCTACTGCAAGAGGATTTAACTCTTCCGAATATGGATATAAATTATTCACCCTGACATCAGTTAATCCTGCATTGGGAGGAAACACTGGTTCTGTTACATATAATCTGGAAGATTATCTCACAACAAATGAGTTCCCAGGTATATTTGATTCAACAAATTCTTCTGGCAGAATCATTAATAAAAATGATTTCCCAGTATTTGACATTAAGTTAAGAAAAAATGACTTCTTTGAGGGCGAAACTGTATATTCACCAACTGGAATTGGTATTGTAGAAAGTTGGAATAATAAAATTGAATATCTTAAGGTATCAACTGATAGTGACTTGTTAATAGGAGAGATTCTTACGGGACAATCGTCAAATACTAGAGGAGTAATTAAGAAAAAAATTGACTTTGATTCATTCGTCAAATTAGCACCAACATCAAAAGTTAATAGAGGATGGATTTATGATACTGGATTCCTGAACAATAATGTTCAAAGAATTGCAGATAATAATTATTATCAATATTTCTCATATTCATTAAAATCCAGAGTTCCATATGAAACTTGGGATGAACCTGTACAATCTTTAAATCACACTACAGGATTCTTGAAATTCTCAGATCTTGTTATTGAAAATCAAAATGGTGATAAAAATTCTGCAAATGTCTTTGCTCAAGATAGTATTGCAGATGTTGTTGTTGATTTGATTGGTAGTGGAAATATAAATTGTGTTTACACATTTGATTTGGCAACAGAAAAAACAACTAGAATTGGAACTGGTTTAGTTTCTGATGAGATAATACTTCAAAATAGAGTTTTGACAGATTACTTTGAATCAGTTGGAAATAGAGTTCTTATAATTGATGATATTAGTGATAAGTTTAATAGTAGAGCTAGACCAACAAGATTTAGCACAGTTGATGAATTTGAGTTGTCTTCTGCTAGAACTAAAAAATACTTTACGTTTGTAAGAGATAAAAGATATACATTAGAGAGACAAATTTTAATAGTTTCTTTAATGCATGATGGAGTTAATGGTTATTTGAATCAATATGGAAGAGTAGAAACTTACTTAGATCTTGGATCATTTGATTTTAATATTACTAGCACCTTGGGTCAGTTTAATTTCTATCCTATTAAGTATTCTGTTAATGATTATGATGTTTCATATATTTCTCATGATCTGAAAGACGCAGTAACAGGAATAGGACAAAGTTCGCTGGGTAATGTTGTTGATATAAGTTCAACGCAGACGACTATTTCTACAGGAATTTCGACTGCTTCCAACATTGTCTCAATAGCAAATACATATCGTTCCGCAAAAGTTTTGGTTGAAATTGGTGCAGTTGATGGTTCTTATTACGAGTTTGATGAAATCAATCTTCTTCAAGACGGAACAGACGTTGATATTGTTGAATATGGACAATTAACAGATCATAATATTTCTAGTCCTCTTGGTATTTCTGGTCTCGGAACATATGTCCCATACATTGATGGGTCTAATGTTAAAATTGATTGGAAACCAAATTCTTCTCTTGGTATTGGCGTAACAATTAATACGATGATTGTTTCACTTGCAAGTTCTACTTCAGCATCTGTTGGTGTTGGAACAGAAGAACTTAAGAGTGGATATGTAAGTTCTGGTATTGCATCAATTTCGTCTTCACCAACACCAACAGAAACCGTAATCATTGAATATCCAAATAATCACTCTTGTGCATATTATATCGTAAGTGTTGAAGATACTACTAACCAAAGATATCAAATGTCTGAAGTTTTAGTCATTGATGATGGAACTGATGTTTCTATGACTGAATATGGAATTATTCAATCACATTCGTCTTTAGGAACAGTTGGTGCAGCAGTAAGTACAAATGGAACGCAACTTACATTTACACCAGAACCAAGCATTGATGTTCAAGTAAGAGTTTTCCAAAATGCATTAAGTTTGGTTAAAGACAATATATCAAATACTTCCATTGATCTTAACAATGCCGAAATTATTAGTAGTTATGGAAATTATGACGGTACAGAAAAATCTGTCATAAGAAGTTTTGATTTAACCCATAATCAAAACCCAATATTCTTGAGATATTTTAATGGAAGTGATTCAAATATTGTAAACACAGAATTGAATACTATTATTTTACCAGACCACTACTTTGTAACTGGTGAAGAAATCAAATATTCATATGCTGGTGCTGGAACAACCCAAGCGATTGGAATTGCCGCAACTGTTGTAACTGGAATAGGAACAACTGATAAACTTCCATCTTCTGTTTATGTTGTCAAAATAAATGAGAGCACAATTAAGTTGGCTGGAAGTGCTGCAAATGCATTAAAATCAGTACCAATTACTTTTGATATTGTATCTGTCGGAATAGGAACTTCACACTCATTTACAGCAACTAATCAAAATGCAAAAGGTCTTATTGCAATTGATAATTATATACAATCGCCAATCGTAGGAACATCAATCACAACTACTTTAGATAAAAATGCAACTACAGTTGACAATCGTCTCACCTTCACTGGAATTACATCCTTCTTCAGTGGAAACTTGATTCAGATTAATGATGAAATTATGAAGGTTAATACTGTTGGTATCGGAAGCACCAATATTGTTTTAGTTGATAGACCTTGGATGGGAACAGGATTATCAACCCACTCCGCTGGTGATGTTATCAGAATTATTGATGGTAACTATAATATTATTGAAAACACAATACACTTTGCAGAAGCCCCCCACGGTTTAACACCTATAGGGACTTTTACAAACCCACCAAATGAAAGGGATTGGACCGGTATTGCAACACATTCTACTTTCCAAGGTAGAACATTTATGAGAAGTGGTATCACAAATACTACTCAAGAAACATATGAAACCAATTATATTTTTGATGGAATATCAAATCAATTTACAGGAATTGGTAAGACATTTACACTTACAGCAAATAATCAAAACATAACTGGATTCTCAACAAATAACGCAGTTGTTCTTATTAATGGCGTGTTCCAAGGTCCACAAGGGGCACAAGCAGAACTTGAAGATTATACATTAATTGAAAGTGCTGGTATCTCTAGTATTAGATTTGTTGGAACTGCAGCATCTGTTGGATATGACGTTAATAGTGCAAATGTTCCTGTTGGTGGTGTAATTATTTCTGTTGGTTCCTCTAGTGGATTTGGTTTACAACCTCTTGTCGCTGCTGGTGGTACTGCTGTTGTTTCTGCTGCAGGAACTATCTCCTCTATTAGTATTGGAAACAGCGGTTCTGGTTATAGAATTGGAATTCAAACAGTAGTTAATGTCGGTGTTCAAACAGCAAGTACAGGAACTCCTAATATTGAATTTATCGGCACCGCATCGGTAAGCAATGGTCACATTATTGGAGTTACGATTACAAATCCTGGAACTGGATACACAACCACAAATCCACCATTGGTTGTATTTGATAGTCCACTTTCATACTCAGACATTCCACTAATTTATAGCACTTCTTCCTCACAAGGAATAGGAACGCAAGCAAAGATCGATGTTGTTGTTGGTCAAGGTTCAAGTGTAATTGACTTTACAATTAGAAATACTGGATATGGTTATGGTCAAGGCGAAATTCTAACTGTTGAAATTGGAGGAAATACTGGCATTCCAACAGATATTTCAAAACCATATGAGCAATTCCAAGTCACAATTGATAAAACCTACAAGGATTCATTCTCTGGATGGGTTCTTGGACAACTTGAGGTTCTTGATAGTTTTGAAGATTTATTTGATGGGGTAACTAAGAAATTCCCACTGAAACTTGGTGGTGGATTTGTTACAATTCGTGCAGCAAAAGGATCTAATATTGATGTAAAATCAACGCTTCTTATATTCATCAATGATATTCTTCAAAAACCAGGTGAAGCATATTATTTTGAAGGTGGTAGTGTTGTAGAATTTAGCGAAGCACCCAAGAAAGGCGACTTTGTAAAAGTTCTGTTCTACAAGGGCAGTGGTGATATTGATGTTGTATTCAGAGATGTATTAGAGACTATTAAAGTTGGTGATGAACTTACTTTAAATTATGAACCAGGGTTCGGTCAGGGACCAGGACTCCAAGAAGAGTCTAGAGTTATTACTGGAATCAATACAACTGATTCTTTAGAAACAAATCCATATTCTGGACCAGGAATCAGTACAGATGATACATTAGTAAGACCGGTTAAATGGTGCAGACAAACATCAGATAAAATTATTAATGGAAGAATTGTTGGAAAAGATAGAATTCATTATGAACCACTGATTAATCCATCTTCGTACTTGATTAGTGCTGTTGGTGTTGGTTCTACAACTGTTTATGTTGATAATATCAAACCATTCTTTGATGCACAAAATGAAAGTCCACTTTTGAGTTTCCAAAATAAAGTTACATTTATATCTCAGGATTCATTAGTTGCAGCATCTGCAACAGCAACAGTTTCTGTTGCAGGTTCAGTGACTTCAATTAATATTACTGAAGGTGGTTATGGGTATTCCTCTACACCCACAGTTACCTTACAGACCCCCGTAGGTATCGGAACTACGCAGAAAGCAACTGCAACTGCAACTTTAACTTCTGGGTCTGTTACATCAATTTCTATTGTAAGTTCTGGTACAGGATACACTAGCACAAACCCTCCAGCAGTTCTTATTGAACCACCAACACTTCTGAATGAAGTTGCAGATACGGTTAATTATTCTGGTGATTCTGGAGTAATTGTTGGTTTTGGAACAACAGCACTTGAGTCGATATTTGATCTGTTTATTCCTACAGATTCGTTCTTGAGAGATAATACTTTAGTTGGTTCTGCAATCACTATTAGCGGAATTTCAACTGGCGACTTCTTCATTGTCTATAATTCAAATATCGGAAGTGCTTCGACAGTTATTAATTCACTCAATAGTTCAAATGAGATTATTGGTATAGGTACACAATTCTTAGACAACGTTTATCAGGTTTCTTCTTACTCAGATATTCAGGTCAATATAACTGGTGTCGGAACAACATCTGTAAGAAGAGTTTATGTGAAAACTGGTATTAGTACCGTTGATTTTAGTTCAACATCTATTACATTTGACTCAACAACTTATGACTTTAGTGCTATTGGATTTGGTGAAGGAACATTCCTTGGAGTTTCTACATCAAATTATTATGGAAACTTCAGTTGGGGTAAGATTGTTCTTTCAGAACCTTTAGATAATGGATCCTTCAATTCCTATACTTTAAAGGGTATTGGTGGAATATCAACCTCAGCATTTGTTAATAGAACATCACCTTTAAAATACAATAATTATACCAGTTAATGTTTTTTAAAATAAATAAAAGAAAACGTAAGTTACGATGTCAAGAGTAGCAATAAACACCGGTTCTGTTGCAAATGATGGAACTGGTGATAGTTTAAGAATTGCTGGTGGTATAATTAATGACAACTTTAGTGAAATATACAGTCAGTTTGGAGATGGTACTAGTTTAACACCAACTTGGGACAAATCTTCTGCGGGGATTAATACAACTGCAAGTGTTGGAATTGGAACTACGAATCCAAGATTTACATTGGAAGTTGGTGCAGTTGGTACATCTGGAACTTCATTGTGGGTTAATGGAAATGCAAGAGTCACTGGTATTTTAACTGTTGGTTCATCTTCAATTGTATTGGATGGAAATGCAAATAAAATACTTGTCGGTTCTGGTATTTCATTTGATGGAAATACTGGCATTATAAGTGCAACTGCTTTCTATGCTGGTGGTTCAATTATATCTGGTGGAGGAGGTGGAGGCCTTAATTACTGGGGCAGCAGTGCTTCTGGTATCAGCACGACCGCAAATGTTGCTATTGGTACAGTAACCCCATCATCGAAACTTACAGTTGTTGGTAATTCTTTATTTTCAGGAATTGCAACTTTTAGAAGCAATATAACACTTGCAAATTTAACTTCATCATCAAATACTTTAAGATTTGGAAGCAACTCTTATATTGACCAAAGCAACTCTGATGTTCTTACTTTTCAAATAAACTCTGGAACCGATGCATCCGGAACAGATTCAAGTTTTGTCTTCAGATCCACAGAACCTGGTACACCAGATCAACAATATGATGCACTTAGAGTTTATAGTGGTGGCAACTACTGGAATAGATTAGTCAGAGTATATACAAACTTCCATGCAGATAACAATGCTTTTGTTGGTGGTGACTTACAAGTTGGTGCTGCAAGCACTCTGATTGGAGCAGGAAGCACACTTGGGTCATTTAAAGTTGGTGCTGGTGGAACAGTCATTACCACAACCTCAAGTGGTTTGGTTGGCATAGGAACCACAAATCCAAGATTTACCTTAGAAGTTGGAGCAGTTGGTGCATCAGGAACTTCACTTTATGTCAATGGTGATGCGAGAATAACTGGAATTCTCACTGTAGGATCTGGTATCACAATCAATGGTGATACTGGAAGAATTGATGCTTCAGATTTTTATGCTGCTGGACTTCAAGTTGGAGTTATTACAGCTACTACTATTGTTTATGAAGGAGGAGTTACTCTTACCCAAGATTGGATAAAAACTGATGTGGGTATTCACACCTTAGGAAAAGTTGGTATTGGAACCACAAATCCAACAAGTACTCTTACAGTCAAAGGAACATCTGCACTCGAAAACTTAACTGTTTCTGGTGTTTCTACTTTTAGAAATACTATAAAAATAGGAGCTGCAACAACATCACTTACAACAATTGATTCTCTTGGAAACATTGGCATAGGAACAAACAGTACCTTTAATGAATATGCCAATGGAAATAGCATACTATCGATTCATGGTAGAACTTGGCCAGGAAATCCAACGGTAGCTGGTTCTGGACATTTAAGAATATATTCCAACAAAACTTTATTAGGATCAATATATGGTCAAGATTTAACTGGAATTGGATTTGGATCATCGTTTATTATTGATTCTGCTGTTCCAATGTACATTGGTTCTGCATCAACGGTTTTCATAAATGTAAATGGAACATCTCCAACTCAAATTGGATCTGCATCATCAACTACTAATGAGTTTATAATAACAAATGGTGGTGATGTTGGAATAGGAACAGCAACCCCTGATCATTATGACGGTTTTGGTTCATTAACACTTGACGGAAAAGCTTATCAAAACGGTCCACTCACCCAATATGGTGGTGGTATTATTTCATTAAAATCCAAAGGAAATAATGCCTTTAGCATTTACTCATATTCATCAGCAAATGGTATATCTACGGCAACAAATATCGATCTTTATCATGATTTATACTTCCTAGGATCAACTGGAACCAATCTACTTATAGTAACTGAATCTGGTAAAGTTGGTATAGGAACCACAAATCCAACAAGCACTTTAACAGTTCGCGGTGGTGATATTTCTGTCGGTGTTAGCACTTCTCATGGTGTTATTCTCACTTCGCCAAATGGAACTCAATACCGCTTAATTGTCGCAAATGATGGCACTCTAAGTACTACTGCAGTTTAACTAATAAATAAATAAAAACTCCCGTCAAATGGCTGCAATAATTACTGACCAACTTCGTATATTAAATGCAAAAAACTTTATAGCAGGAGTTGCTTCAACTAGTAACTCCTACTATTCGTTTGTTGGGTTACCAAATCCCACTGATTATAATACTGATTGGAACACCAGTCCACCTTCACCGGTAGATAACTTCAATCAAGAAAATAATCATTGGGATACAATGATTGCTTTGAAAAAGATATCTAAAACAGATGTAAGGCAGGTTGTAAGAAAAATTACTTGGACATCAGGTGTTACTTATGATATGTATCGCCATGATATTAGTGCAACAAATCCATCACAACCATCAAATGCTGTTGATTTATATTCAGCAAATTACTATGTTTTAAACAGCGATTATAGGGTTTATATTTGTCTTCAGAATGGAACCTCTCCAGAAAATCCATCAGGAAGACCATCTCTTGATGAACCAACTTTTACTGACCTAGAACCAAGAGAAGCTGGAACAAGTGGTGATGGATACATTTGGAAATATCTATATACAATCAGTCCAAGCGACATTGTAAAATTTGACTCCACTAACTATATGCCAGTCCCACAGGATTGGGAAACAAGTTCAAGAGACGCTGCAGTAAGAAACAATGCTGCATCGAGTGGTCAATTAAAAATTGTAACCATCACCAATAGAGGTGTTGGATTAGGAACAGCAAATAGAACTTATACAAGAGTACCAATTCGTGGTGATGGTGCTGGTGCGGAAGCAACTGTTGTTATTAATAATGACTCAAAAGTTGAAAGTGTAACTATTTCTAATGGTGGTTCTAATTATACTTTTGGTACATTAGATCTTGCTGCTGGAAATGTTCCAACTGGCACAACTTTGCCAGTATTTAATATTATTGTTCCTCCA